GAACTCCGTTATGCATTAGCGTTGTCTGTATTTATTTATAAATCACAAACTCTTTAAAAACTTAGCAAACGCGGAAACCTTTCTTTCCTGCAAGTTGATAAGAGTTGCTTGGTCAATTTCAGTTTTGATTTGAGAAATTGCTGCCTCTTTGAGGATGCCATTATCCCAAACCCACTCTTTACCTTCCATGATGCCATCGACAAATGCATCGGGGGCAGAAGGATCTGCTACAATATCAGCAGCAGTGGCAAGCATGAAGTCGTCTGCAACAACGCTGCAGCCTTCTTTTTTAATTAAAGAACCCATGCCTCTAGATGAAACGCCAAGCATGACACCTTCATCCAAAAGATTCTTTGTAATGTTGCCCATGGGAGTATCTAGAATCTTTGCCTTACCAATGAAGTTGTTTCCATCTTCTTTGAGAGACATAATTTTATGTGATACCCTATCCAAGTTGATGGAAGGACCATCGGGATGACCTAATTCTCCAAGAGCACGCCCTTTTTGAATGTAGTTCTCGCTGTATTTAGCAACTTCGCGCTGCAAAGTTTGCAACATATACTTTCGGTTGTTGCGATTTTCTACTTCTGCCTGCAAGAAAACACCTTCGATGAAGTAATTCTTCTTGCCTTCTTTCTCTTCACAGAGAAAATCTACTTGGGTAATTTCTTCAGCTATCAGTTTCATTTTCTTCTTCGGGGGTTTCTACAGGTTGTTCTAACTCGGCAGTAGGAGGTTCATGTGGCATACGTCCATCAAATTCAACATTCTCAGGTGGTGTCGTTCCATCAGGTACTGCGTTTGAAACTTCATCTGCAGCATCTTGAGCAGTATCGTCTATGTCAAATCCCATCTGCCTTGCAAAATTACTTTTTTGCTGTTGAATAGCATCATATGTTGCTCCCGCCACGGCATCATTCATAGAATCGATGGCTGCTGCTTTGTCGTCACTATAGACTTGTTGAACGATTTGCTTTGCAATGTCACTAGGCATAATAATTTAGCTCCCAATAATAGTATTTAGTTATTTAGAATTCTGCTCTACGAGCATCAGATGGTTGAACTGCGGACTCTTGCTCACTAGGTGCTACTTCTGCTGCTGGTGCTCCTCCTCCACCTTCATCGCCAGCAGCCATAGCGGGATCCATTTCCGCCATAGGATCAGCAATAATACCTGCTTCCATTTCAGAGGCGATTTGGTCATCAATCTCCTTAATCTCAACGTCTGTTTGCTTCAGAACCTGACGACGCATATACTCGACAGAGAAATATTTGCCAACATAAGGATCCATAACATTAATCTGGTTCATTCTTTCATTACGAATTTCAATCTCCTTCAGTTCAGTGAAGTAGTTGTCCGCAATGAAGTCAAATTGAACGTGATTCTTCATCGTTTCCCACTCTTCAAGAGATATAATACCCTTAAGAATGAGTTGAGTCTTCAGTAAATCAACAAACAATTCAGAAAAACGCTTACGAAGACGAGAGATAAATTTTTGAAACTTAACTTCGTCTCTAGTAATCTCAGCAGCACGACCAATGTTAAACGTCGTTTCTGTTTCTAAACGAGAACCAGGAACATTGAGTGACTTATAAAGTTTCTTTTGGAAATACTTTACATCTTCTAGTTCACCTAAGTTCTGACCACCAGGAAGAGTTGTGATTTCTGTTCCTCTACCACCTTCACGTCTAGGTAACCAGAAGTCCTCCAGCATAGACATGAACTTTTTGTCGTCCTTAATCTCACCAGTGCTCGCATCATAAACCATCTTATTGCGATAGCGTCCCATGACTTCACGAAGATATTGCTCCGCTTTATTCTTAGGAAGATTGCCAACATCAATATAGAAAATTCTACGTTCTGGTGCTCTACTTAAACGATAGATAACCAGAGAATCTTCAATCATTCTCAGTTGGTTGACTGCCTTAATCGCCTTATGCAGGTGACTAAGAGTCATGTTTTTGTTCAGGTCTTGAATACCTGAGTGGCAATATGTGATAGAATCAGTAGTAATTTTCATACCCTGATTAGTTGAGTTCTTTAATCCCTTTGGATTGTATAAGAAATACTCTGCTGCCTTTTGTGAAAGTTGAGTATTAAGATCTTCCCCTCGCATTTGCTCGGGTCTTTTCTGTTCGTACTCAGTAACCTTACGAATTTTGCGAGGATCGATATATCGAATTTCTACAAGACCTGTTCCAGGACTTTTAGGGTCGATTACTTTATGGTAAAACAATCTTCCATCGACATACCATCTACGGAAGATTTCATAAGAACGATTTTCAAAATCTAGTAAACGTAAGATTTCACCAAACTCATCTCGCATGAGTTTTTTAATTTTATCCGATACTTTCAGATTAGAAAGTTCTAATTCAACAGGAACATCATCAAAGTTTCCACAGATAGTTTCATTGACGATATCATCAACGGCACTATCACACTCTGGTTGCATTACCATTTCTCTGTAACGAGTAATTAACTCATGCTCGTTACGAACCGTTCCATCAAGGTCAACAGAATATCCATAGTATCCGCCACCTACAATAGGTTGCGAACCATCCATGTTATCCTTTTGAACAAAAGAAGGCCCCTTGGGGACCTTCTTCGCTCTCTCAAGTGAAAATCCAAAGAGCTGCGACATTATAATACTAAGTTGATTGATCCTGTTCTATTTATCAAGCATCCACGGAGGCATCAATTGGAGTCCAGTACTGAGTCTGGAGTTCAACAGTAAACTCTTCAATGGCATCGTTACTACCGAAGTCCAAGTCAATAGCAGCAATGTTGCTAGGGAAGACGTTGTAGAACTTGTAAGACTTGAGAATTTTAGGAACATCTCCATTCTTAACATCGCGTGCCAACTGATGAACAGTCATGTCCGCAAAATATCCTGTTGCATCGTCTGCGTCTCCAAGACCAGCAGCAGAAGTAAAGTTCTCATTATACGCTTGAATACTTGATGCCCAAAGTTCAAATGCGTTACGAAGAATGAAGTTGCTGTCATTCTGGATAGTTACCGTCCAAGGTTCAAACGTTCTATCACCAGCAATCTTCAATACACGTCCTCTGAAAGGAACTTCAATAACACCAATGTTCGAGGAAGGAAGATTTGCAGCACGAACAGTGAACTTACCGAGTTCAATCAGAGATGAGTTGTTGATAATACCAGTAGGGAAATTTAAATCAACTTGAAATAAATTTGGTCTCGCGAAATCCGAGGCAATATTTGCCTTGAAATCATCGATAGTTCCTCTTTTTGCCATTTTTTTAAAAGTGTCTCCGTCGCTAATATTTAGTACGAACAATATTTTCAGACAAAAAAAGAGACCCCGTAGGGTCTCTTAGTTATGTTAGTTGTTATCAGGAAGCGACTTCGTTGAATGCAACACCAGTTCTGGTGGCAACGAATGTCAGGGTAATGTAGTTGATTGTGCGGGTGGGTTTTACGAAGATTTCTGCATAGAACTCACCACGGTCAACTGCTTCAGGAGGATTGTTGTCGCTGTCGCACTTGACTAAGAAGTCAGTTACACCGCGACGACCTTGTACATCGCGAAGATAAGGTTCGACAATGTTCAGGAAGAGTGAACGCTGCGACTCATCATTCTGTTCAAACAGTTGTGACTTAGCAGCACCACTGATGACACGCTCAATAGTGAGGAACAGACGGCGAACGTTGATTCTGTCGAATGCAGAAGCAAATCCAAGAGCAGTCTTGTCACCATAAAGGACGACGCCTTGACCAGGGAATGAAACGATTGGGTTAACGCGAGCAGCATACAAGCGGTCGCGCTGACTTCTATTAGGAGTATATGCAAGTTTAATTGCATTTCTCAAAATACCACGTTGGAATCCAGCAGGAGAGAACCAAGGTTCTGCGACTTCGGTTGTCTGCAAGCAAAGACCAGCAACGTCACCGTTACAAGGAACATAACGATAGACATCATTGTACTTATCGTAGATGTACTTATACCCGCTGTCAAATACAACGTAGGATGAGGATGGAAGTTGATCGAAGAAATCGATTGTGTTGTTAGTTGCTGTTGTGTTATTGGTAATACCAACTACATTTGCTCTACGAGGAGAAACAAATACAATACAGTCACGACGCTCTTCTGCGATATTAACCAAAGACGTAACCTTAGCGATTGCATCTGCATCACTAGCACCAGAAGGACCAGTTAAGATAAAGTCAATGATTTGAGACTCAGGGTCTTCGCCTAATTCATATGCGGTTGCAAAGTCGGCATTACTTACGGTGTAAGTACCAGAACCAGCATAATCAGCACCATCGGTAAGTGCATAGAACGCAGTAGCGTTATTTGTAGTATTGAGAGTTACCGAATCTGTTGGATACGATTTTGTTCCACCAGCATTGTTGATGATATCAAAATCGGTTGAAGCTACTGCTCCCCAAGCGCCAGGATTGTTGGCATCAACATCATGCAAACTAGTTTCGTGGAAACCCCAGAAGACAAATTCTGAACGTTGCTTAATTACAGTTGGATAATAGTTAGTTTCTCCAACAGTAGTCTTAGCATCAGATGCCTTAGAAAGACCAATGAAACGCTCAAGAACTGCACCAGTTGTACCAGTAATTTTGCCGTCAGCATCAATAACCAAGACGTGCAATTCGTCACGACTACCGCCAGCATTTTGAGCAAAGCGACTTGTTCCAGGACGAGGAGCAACATTAACCCACTTCAATCCAGGAAGATATTCACGAGTTGAATACTCATCCGAAACTGTGGCAAGAACTACAGTATTACCAGTACCAGTGGCACCTTCTTTAACATTATCTGTAGCAGAAAATGCAGCACTACCTTTGTTCAAAGAGATGTACAGATTTCTTTCAACACCAGCTGCAGCAATATCTGCGGTAGCAGTTGAAGTTACACCAGTAACAGTTTGACCAGCAGCAATGATGGCATCAACACCAGCAGAAGGAATACCGATTTCCAGTTTTTTATTTGGTAGGTCAAATGCAAGAACGTCAACCTCTTTATCGGCACCAGAGATGTCAATATTTGCAGTTTCACCAACTGTAAATGTTCCTACAATATTTTCAAGTGTTAAAACAATACTATACTTATAAACTAAACCTGTAGAAGCACCTGCGGTTAGTGGTTGCTCAGGCACGAATCTCCACTCACCACCTGATGCAGGTGCGGGACATGTTGCGATTTGGTCTGCACCAGCGTCTGTTGTGAAAATTCTTACGGAATTTCCAAGAGTTCCTGGATTGCGTGCTGCCCAGTGAAAAGTATTACTACCAGAATTTTCGTAAGTAGTTTCATACTCATCAAGGTTCTTAATAAGAACAGTGTCTACTGAACCTGTGATATCAGCAACAGAGTTCTTCAGACTGGATGATGCAACACGAACGGTCTTAAGTATGCCACCATACGAAAGATACTGTGCTGCTGTATACCAATACTCATAGTTTGAGTCGTTTGGTTTGCCAAAAACTTCTGCTAATTCTCTCTCACTGGCAATTTGTACAATCTCATCTACAGGACCTTTTACAAAAGGTGCTGCGATAAGACCAACGTTTGCGGTAGAAAGAGTTGTAATGGTCGTCAGGTCTCTTTCTTGAAAGACTACACCTGGCGAGGATTGGTTAGCTGCCATGTTTTATTTCTCCTAGATTGTGCCGTCATCGGGTTGTCTAAGATTATTTATATTTTTCAATATTCACTTCCAGTCCCACATATAGGACTTATCAGCATATTCCGCAACTTGCCAGACATCCCCCTGAGCATCTGCAAAGTATTCATCCCCTAACCCATCATCCATAAATCCAAAAGGTGCCATATCTTGTTCGATGGATTCTTTTTGGTCATCATAGATACGTTGCCTGACATCATTGTCATGCATTTCTCTAAAGTATGGTTGCATTGCCATCCATCCAAAAATGACAAGACACATAGCTAAGTCATCATTACACCCATCTTCTGCAGCAAATGATTGTCCCTTAACGATGAATGTAGTTAATTCTGCAATAGTGTCATAGTCTGGAATCATCAATTTGTCTTCTTCAATAAGTGCTTTTAAATTAGAACACCCTACCTGCTTTACAACAGTAGACATCTTTACACCCATTTGTGTTTTCTTGCCAGAAAATCCTTGACCTAATTGTTGACCCGCACGACCGCGCATTGCTGCCATCAAAAGGTTCTCATATTCTAAATCAAACTGAATGATATCTGCAACCTGCCCACCAATATCATTTACCTCACATAAAATATATGCATTATTATAATTCTTCCCCACATCAACAATAATATTAGGGAAGATGATGGGTTTAATCTCATTATTCCTATATCTAGCCACTACTCTATATGGTAGTGTTGTTGTATCCATCACCATAAATGCTGAATAATCATTAGATGTTCCTCTAGCAACATCTACAGTGATGATATAGTTATGCTCTGGGATTACATCTTCATATACCGCAAGTCCTTTACCTTGCTTAATCGGTTCGATATACGGCATAGTCCTCAACTTACTAGGACTAATCAGAGTATCAACAGAACCGAGGAACTCACATTCAAACTCAACCTTGAACTGTTGTTCTGAAGTGTTCTTGATAGTTTGCTCTTTCCATGCAGCATCTCTACCAGGAACCTGTGACCAATGTACTTCTGTTGGCAGATATTCATTCTTTCCCTGTTCTGCATCATGCCACAACTTATAGAACATATTCATCCCATGTGGCGTGGAGATGATGATTACCTTTGTGCTTTTACCAGAAGATACAGTAGGATAGACAGATGAAAAGAACTGGTCAGCAATATGGTTCGGAACAAACGCGAACTCGTCCAGAAATATGACATTAAAAGACATGCCCCTGACGGCACTAGCGGAAGTAGATGCAGCCAGAATTTTACTACCATTCTCAAGTTCCAATGATCCCCTGTTCCATTGGAGGATACCTTGCTGGAGCCATTTTGGAAGATTTTCATAACTAAGTTGTAAGCGACCTAACATTTCACGGGCAGTCGCTGCTTTGTTTGCAAGGATTGCTACATTTACATTTTGATTGAATAGAACATACCAAAGAAGATATGCAGTAACGATAGTAGATTTGCCAGACTGACGAGGCAACTTGGCAATATTAAATCTATTCTCATGGAAACTCTTTACCATGTCAACCTGAAAGTCGTACATGGTAAAAGGAATAACACCTTCGTCAAGGGAAACAATCCTAATATAAGTTAGAATAAAATATACAGGATCATCCGCACACTTAAGATACTCCTGCACTTCTTCAGGAGAAAACTCCTGAGCAATATTTGCCTTCTTTAGATTAGGATTGCCAAGATATACTTCAGTTGTGCTCATTCAATTAATGTTCCATGCGCTCTACGAATCTCTCTTAGTTTTTCTAAGTTCATATCCTTGGTGCCTCCATCATAGGCATGAGCATAACCCTCCTCGATCATTTGCTCATTGAGAGACAACTCTTCATCTCCAATATACAACCAACCAAGAAGGCGACCATACTTACCTTGACCACCAACTAACTCAGTTCTGACAGACAACTCATCTTCACCAG